GATTAAATATGTTAGAACCAGACGGAAACAAATACACAAAAACAATGTCCAACAAAGAGTACCACCTAGCCCCTGGTATTTCTTCCAGTGCAGTAAAGTCTGTATACAAAAAGTCTGTTGCCCACTGGAAGGGTGAGAAGCGTAACCCTGACAACCCAGCATTTGCTATGGGTAATGCAGTACACGCTAACCTACTAGAGAAAGACCGTAACCTAGTTGTTAAAGGACCAAAGACTAAGAACAGTATAACCTTTAAGGACATGAAAGAAAAACTAACTGAGGATCAGGTACTATTAACTGAGGTTGAGTTTAATGTAGCCAACTGCATAACAAATGGTGTATTAAACAATCCACTCTGTAATAGTATCCTGAGTGATCCAGATGGCTTAAATGAGATTAGTATATTTGTAGAAGATCCTATCTCAAAACTACTACTTAAAACAAGACCAGACCGTTTACTAGGAGACACTGTGTTTGATATAAAGACTACACAGGATGCAAGTCCCTCTGGTTTCTTAAAGGATTGTGTAAAGTATGGGTACTTCCTACAGGGTGCTCACTACGTCTACACCTGTCAGTTGGCTGGCTATGATGTAACTGAGTTTAATTTTATAGCCTGTGAGAAGTCAGCCCCTTACATCTCTCATGTGCATGTTATGGGGCCAGAGATAATGGAGTGGGCTACATCTAAACTACACAAAACACTAGCTGTTATTGCAAGGGCAGAGGATGCAGCAGACTACAGCACAGGGTGGGGTGACTACACTATCATTGAAAAACCTAAGTGGTTATGAGCAAGTCAGCAAAGCAAAAGGGTAGGCTTGGTCAGAATGAAATAAGAGACAAGTTACTAGAAACTTTTCCTGAGTTGGAGCCAGATGATATTAAGGGGTGTGTTATGGGTGATACTGGTGAGGACATACAGCTATCACCTGCAGCTAGAAAGATGTTACCGCTATCAATAGAAGTAAAGAGGAGAAAGACAGGACTACAAACAGCATACAATTACATGGAACAAGCGTCCTCCCATAATAAGGGTGAGCCAGTTGTGTGCTACAGATCAGATCGTAAACCTTGGCTGGTGATAGTAGGACTAGATCACTATGCCCAACTATTAAGGAGTTGGAATGTCAATAAAAGTGTGGGGAATACTAGAAGGACCAGTAGACATAAAAGAAGTAGATGAAGAAGATAATCTGCCAGAGGATGCAGGTTGGTTTATGGTTTGTAAAGCAGAGATAGATGGTAAAATACAACCTGTTAACTTTTGGTTTGAAACTATGGATCATGCTTACGAGTGGCAAAAACATTTCTCTAAATCTATAGAGCCTTTAATTGTTGAAGATAAGTATAAGGAGTATATGACGTAAAGTTATAATAAAGGATTGACTAATGCAGAAAAAGGAGTATAACTTAGGTTTTCCCTATGAGGTTACAATGAACCTACTGATAGATAAAGATGCTAACTTTTTAGAAGTATCTGGAGACAACTGTGATGTAATAAAAGACTTGATTAAGTCTGCATTATATGATATAGACGATGTTACAATAACAAAATGTGAGGTAATAAAACATGACTAAACTAACTATTGATGATGTAGAATATGACACTTCTGATTTCTCGGAAGAACAAAACTCTTGGGTAATGGAGTTACAATACAACACCAACATCCAACAACAATTAAATTATCAACTCAGTTCTGTAAAAACTAGGGGAGAGATAATTGTTAATCGTTTAAAAGGTTCTCTAGATCAGGGAGAAGATAGTGCTGACTCTTGAAGAGATAGAGAATTGGAATAAAGAAAACTTACCGATGATAGATAGCAGAACAGGAAAAGCTATGAATAATTATTTACCCACAGAGTATCAAGCCTTCATACATAAGTCACGGTATGCACGTTGGCTTGATAAAGAGAAGCGAAGAGAAGAGTGGTCTGAGACAGTTGAGAGGTATATGGATAATGTCATCAGACCAGTAATAGGTGATGATAGTTACGTAAATCAAATACGTGATGCAATACTTGGGTTAGAAGTTATGCCTTCTATGAGGGCTATGATGACTGCAGGACCAGCTTTGAGCCGTGATAATACTGCTGGCTACAACTGCAGCTATCTACCTGTTGACGACCCTAAAAGTTTTGATGAGGCTATGTTCATCCTCTTGTGTGGCACTGGTGTCGGGTTCTCCGTTGAGAGACAGTTCATCAGCAAGCTCCCCGACATACCAGACCTCTTCAACAGTGAAACAACCATTGTCGTCAAGGACAGTAAAGAAGGTTGGGCAAAAGCGTTCAGACAATTGATAGCACTCCTCTATAGTGGGGAGATACCTCAGTGGGATGTCTCCCAAGTTCGTCCTGCTGGTGCAAGACTAAAGACCTTTGGTGGTAGAGCCTCTGGCCCTGGACCACTGGTGGATCTATTTAACTTTACTATACACACATTCAAAGAGGCGCAAGGTCACAAGCTATCTAGTATGCAGTGCCACGATATCATGTGTAAGATTGGTGAAGTAATTGTAATGGGTGGTGTACGTAGGTCAGCAATGATTAGTTTATCTAACTTGTCTGATGATCGTATGCGTCATGCTAAGTCAGGTGCATGGTGGGAGAATGATCCTCACAGAGCATTGGCTAACAACTCTGTAGCGTACACAGAAAAACCAGATGCTATGTCTTTCATGCGTGAATGGACTTCTCTGGTAGAATCAGGGAGTGGAGAACGTGGTATATTCAACCGTGAAGCAGCTAAGAAACAAGCTAACAAGTATGGTAGACGTGATGCTAACTGGGATTTTGGCACTAATCCATGCAGTGAAATCATACTTAGGCCGTATCAGTTCTGCAATCTTACAGAAGTTGTTGTTAGGTCTACAGATAACATTGACGATCTTGAGAGAAAGGTACGTATTGCAACAATTCTGGGAACAATTCAATCCACCTACACCAAGTTCCCATACCTGCGAAAAGTGTGGAAGCGTAATACAGAAGAAGAGCGACTGTTGGGTGTGTCACTCACAGGGATAATGGATAACAAACTACTGACAAGAAGGAACAAAGGTCTTGATAAAACACTTGAACATCTACGTGAAATTGCTGTTAATTCTAATGCTATGTGGGCTGATCGCTTGGATATTCCCCAGTCAACAGCTATTACCTGTGTCAAACCCAGTGGAACAGTATCCCAATTAGTTGACAGTGCCTCTGGGATACACCCACGTTATTCACGTTATTACATTAGAACCGTTAGAGGAGATAACAAAGACCCTCTTACCACCTTTATGAAGGATCAGGGTATCCCTAGTGAACCTGATATAATGAAGCCTGATGTAACAACTGTGTTTAGCTTTCCTATCAAAGCCCCTGATGGTGCTATAGTTACAGAAAATCTTACGGCTATCGAACAGTTAGAGACTTGGTTAATTTATCAAAGACACTGGTGTTGTCACAAACCAAGTATTACTGTCAATGTAAAACCTGATGAATGGTTTGAGGTCGGTGCATTTGTACACAAACACTTCGATGAAATGTCTGGTGTATCCTTCCTACCATACAATGAACACACCTACCAACAGGCTCCATATCAGGACATATCTGCAACAGATTACAAAACTTTGTACAGTTGTATGCCAAAAACTATTGACTGGAGTAAACTTTCAGAGTATGAAGAAGAGGACACCACCAAGTCTAGTCAGACCCTAGCTTGTACTGGTGACGTTTGTGAAGTAGTGGACATAGGAGCCTAATAAATGAAACCTTACGTTAGACCGTTTCAAAAAAATGTGTATGATGAAGTTGATACACCATCCAAGAAAGCCTTAGTAAAGATACTTAAGTCAGAGGGACATGAGATTGTTTCATCACACGAAAACTATTATGCTGATATTGTATCTCAAAAAGATGGGACTACATACTATCATGAAGTAGAGCGTAAAGCACAGTGGGGGAAGGACTACCTAAAGAAAAAGAAATACAAAGTCACACCTGAAAGTGGTTGGCCTTTTTCTTGGAAAGAACTTAGGATACCAGGTAGAAAGAAAAGACTTATAGAAAAGTATAAAGACGAAATAGAAAATCTTTCCTTCTATGTTTTTAACTTTGAGTATGACAAGGCATGGAAAGTTAAAGCTACACAGATGACAGATGACACTATGCGTAAACCAGACTTTGCTAGGGTACATGAGTCTGAGACTTTCTATCATATACCCTACACTGAAGCAGAATTATTAGAGGTGTGATGTGCCACGTAAGACTGCTAAAGAGATCTTTGAGGAGAAGACTAACAAGAAGTTTGATACTGTCAATAGCCCACCCCATTATACTTTAAGAGATGGGGTGGAGTGTATCGACTACATTAAACAGGTGCTAACAAAAGAGGAGTTCAAAGGGTATTGTCATGGTAATGTAATCAAGTATCAACACAGGCATCAATACAAAGGTAACCCAGTAGAGGACATGGAGAAAGCAAAATGGTATCTAGAAAAAATGATAGAAACAATGAAGGAAATAAGAAAATGACTCCATATGATCAGGGTAAAAGTGACTTTGGTGGTGGTAGGTTGAACAACCCCTACCATCATCACTACAGTTTTAAAAGACACAGAGACTGGCAATTTGGTTTTAACCAAGCCTACTTTGATAATTTAAAAAAGGTGAAGCAACGTGAAAAAGTTGACGAAATTAGAGGCAGAAGCCAAGGCATATCAGGAACTAAATAATAAGAAGCCAACGAGACAAGCTAACAATCTTAGTGTTCGCAGATACTTTGCGGGACAGGCTATGGCTGCATTGATTATTAAGTCTCATAGTGGTGTGCGAAAGGCTGACATAAAGAGAGAAGCATACGAGTGGGCTGACTACATGTTAGAGGATTAGTCAACTACGTCAGAAAAAATATCGTCATAGTTGTCGAGTAAGGTTTTTATTCTAAGCAAGTCTTGAAGCCCATCTTCTTTTTGTAGTAACCCCTCTAACTCCATGTTTAAACCCAATTCGTTCATGATCTCTCTAACTTTGTCCTTATCCTTACCAGACAAAACTCTAACAAGGTCTATCTCTTTTGGCAAACCTTTTTGCACCATTTTAATTACGTCTTTTCTGACATCGGCTCTCATTAAATCAAGAACTTTTTCTTTATCTTTTAATGGCATGTCAAAGTAATTAGGGTTCTTTTTGAGATATTTGATTGCTGCTACTTCAAAGTATGGTGCAGCCAAGCCATCCATTATGTTCTTAATTTCTGCTGGACCTTGAAATTTAATTGCTTTGTAGTATGGTTGCCCAGCAGCGTTCATCATTTTCTCCACTAAATTAGGAGTGCTTATACCCCTAACACCTAATATCTGTCTACCTAAATCTATATCACGTCTATCTCTTGTGGGTGTGGCTCTCTCTGGTAGACTGTCTGCTCTACCTGTAATATTATTTACGTATTTTAAAATGTTATTTAATCTTTCCGGTCCTTGTCGTAAATCAGGGTTCATGTTACCATCAGACATAAGACCCCACACTTGATTTATAGGGTCTAAAGGTCTTGTTACACCCTGTATAGGACGTTCTAATATTGCCCCTAAAGGTATCGCAAGACTTTCATGTAGTGGTTCTCCTCTTTCTAAAGAATTTAAAAAGTCTTGTTGTACTTGATATATACCTCTACCCACACTATCTAAATCTCTAATTGCTTGACCACCTAACTGTATTCCCAATTCTCTAACAAGGTTTGAGGGAACTTCTTTTCTATTAAAATCAAATATATTATTACTATCACCAAGACCGTGTGCTAATATTTGTGACATTAAACGTAGGGTAGAATCAGGCCAATCAAAAGTTTTAAGCTCTATACTACCATCATCTTTTAATTCTTGGTCATATGCAAGATTATTTTTTATTCTTTCTCTGGCATCCTGAGTTCCATAAACCAAACCACCATAAAATACTGCCATCTTACCTAAATCTTGAGCACCAGTGGGTGTAGTATAATCTAAATTTTTACCTGTGGCTCTTCTGTATGTATGAGCTATGGCATTAACACCTGTGAGATCCCCCATGGTTGCTATAGTTGTGTTTAAAAAACTACCAAATGGGACAACAAAACCAAACACACTTCTGTTTGTAAACCCTTCAATACCTTTAGCTACACTCCTCAAAGAACTATTACCAGGCAGTGTAGACCAGTTTACAGATGCAGTTTCTCTCATAGCACGATATGCTGCCTTGTCTAAAACCTCTTTGAACTTCTCTTTAGCCATCACTAGTGCAACATCTTGTTGATCAAAAAACTTTTCTGGACTCATGCCATAGGCTCTCATTATCTCTTGATTTAAATTAGTACCAAAAGACCAACGTTTAGTTAACTCATCCTGTAGTCTAACAAGTGCAATAGTTTGAGCACCCTTAGTAGCAGAGTCAACACCCTTATAAATTAAATTATTAGGATCAATATCAAAGTCACTAAGTGCATCTCTTACACCACCATCACCAGATACATCCCTAAAAAGTTTTGCTGCTATCTCTGGACGTAGATCAAGAATTTTATCAGCATATTCTATTGGTATATCTGGTGAAAGAACATCAGTCATTCTTCTAATAGCACCACCAGATGATCCGTAGGCACGATTAAAATATTTTTCTGCAGCTTCAGGGTTACCAAACAACTTAGCAATGCCACCCTGTGATAACTCTATAGAAGCGGTAAACATATCTGCAGCAGTGTTGATACTAACCAGTGATGCAAAGCCTTTTAGGTTAGCACCAGTTGTAGCTAAGTGTGAGGTTAAAAGCCTTTTGTAAGTAGATAAAGCAAACTGTAATCTTTTAGGAGTGTTCTCTAATTTTTCACCTCTTTGAGATTTAACTGCATCCTCAACAGAAAGGCCTTGTGCAACTGACTTATCTATTGCTTGAATTAATTGTAGACTTTGACCACCAAGACTTGTTTGACGTGTAAGATGTGCAACAAGGTCAGCAGACTTTGCATCCTTACCCTGTGTAACTTTACCCTCTTTATTAATAAATCTTAATTTATATCCCGTATCTTTTTCAAATTTTTTAACAAGTTGTCCTACTTTTTCATCAGGAATAAAACCTAAAGTCTGTGCTAAAACAGCAGTTTTATTTCCATATTTATCTACAAGTGCTTGGTGATTTGTAAATCCAGCCTTTCTTAAAACCTCTCCATATCCACCCACATTTGCATCTGGATCTCCCATAAACAGGTGTTTAAAAAATGCATTAGTTACTTCCGTATCTGTGTATCTCTGTCCTTTGGCTCTTACTATACCCTCAGCCTCATCTTTTAAATCATCCCAACCAAAAAAGTTTTTAGTGTTACCTTTTACTAAACCAAATGTTTCATCTAAAAACTCTACATCAATACCTTCGGCAACTTGTTCTTTTAATTCTTTTTCTGCTTGGTCAACACCTACTTCTAATATCTTTGCATCAAAGTTTTTGTATGACAAGAAAGTATTCTTCAGTGGTCCTTTACGTATCTCTTTAAAAGTAGCACCTGTAGCTGCCAAGGTTGGCATAAGAAACAAAGTACCTAGTGCAGTAATACCTGTTTGTGCTTTAGAGTATTCGTCTTGTACTGCTGTTTCCATAAGTTGTGCTTGATACATAACATCAACACCAGAGGCCATCAAAGCATCAGCAGTTGCGTAAGGTATGGCTTTTGCAGCAGCAGTTCTTATATTTGCAGCAGCAGTTTTCTTTGCCACACCCTTCTTAATTTGTTGTTTGTATGCCTCACCCATCATGGCTTTTACTGCCGCACTACTTGCTTTTGTTGCACCCATGGTAAAAAGTTTACCAAGACCAAGAGATAGTATAGTTGTCGGGTCATAAACAACACTTTTAGTGTAGTCAAATATTGCATCTCCCATCTCTCTCCAAGATCCCTCACCAGTGAATGCATTATCCATTTGATCAAACAAAGCATAACCAGCCCCAAGTCTAGCCTTTACTTCATCATTAGCCTTCATGCCGTAGACCATTTCATTAGCAACAGTTACACTCTGCCCTGCAGAAAAAGATCTTTGATAGTTTTGCCAAATCTCAAAAACTTTTTCATCATCCATTTCTCTATAGTCTTGAGCCGTTAGTCCTCCAATAGCACCACCAGCTAATCCAGTAGCACCACGCCTAGCTTTTGTTAATACACCACCTGGGGTAAATCTAGACTCAAGACTAGAACGGACTACTTCCATTAATCTTGGGTCTGCTATTATATCTTCTTTTGTTAAACTATCTTCATAGTCCTCAAGAATAGGACTAAGATCTACAAGACCCCCTTCATCTTTAGGTACAAAGGGAGACACTGTATCATTAACAACAACTTTTCTTGGAGAAAGTCCAAGAGGCAGTTGTGGAAACTGTGGTTCGTCTACATATACTTTTCTAATTTCTGCCATAAAAAAATAATTTCTTACTCTTTGACTAATTCTATTAATTCACCAGTAGGTAACCTAGCTATAGTTCCCTCAGCTAAAACACCTGCATTGACCAAGGCAATTCCTATTTGTTCACTGGCTACCTGTGGGTGTTGATTTTTTGCATCTGTTAATAGTGGCGGTAGTAGAACTGTTTTGTATTTTTCACCACCAGGACTTTCAAGAAGTTTACTTACATAAGAGTTACCATATAAATTAATTATGAGAGATGGGTTTTCATTTAAATTTTCTACTGCAGATGTAACATTTTTTATTCTATCAGTTAATGCTACAAATTCATTTTGTTGTTCACTAGTTCTATTTGGTATATCTTGTAGTTGTTTTTGCCTTCCCCTTAATATGCTTAATTCACTTTGTGCTAAACCTGCATGAGATTTAGCAGCAGTAGCCAGAACCTTTGGTATTTCGTTTATATCTACAGGTTCAGCATAGGTCACATTTTCAAATGCCACTGATCCTGGTGTTGATCCAAATGCAGATGTAAATATAGACTTATATAGTGAATCCATTTCACGTCCAATATAGTCCTCATAAACACTAAAGTCTACTTCATTTACACTAGGCAGTTCTATTGCAGCATTTTCTACAATATTTTTAGCCAGTTCTGTAGGAAAAGATCTATTGTCTTTAACATATTTTTCTTTCTGTTCCTCTAACAAAGTCCTTAGTCTAGGTATGGCAGTTTTATCACCAGATGCCAGAATGGGTGCTAGTATTTCTGCTGACAAATCAAAATCATCTCGAAGCCTAATTAAGTCTGTTTCTAAAGAACTACCAAGACCCTTACTTTTACCAGACTTTGTTCCAGTGGCACCAGCTAGAG